AAGTTGCTGTCAATTACGCATTTAACAGCACCAGTGGTAAGTGGGAGGAACAATAACTTTATCATTTTTTTATTATGCTTTTTGCGTGCTTTCCAAGACCAATTTTATTTGAACCAAATATTCTAAATGAGAACCTAGAGCATTATGAGGTAGAAATTAAAAAAGCTATATCAGAAATAGGTTCAATGAGAGATTCTATGTTAAACGTAGACTCTACTCATAAACTTAGAAGTAATATTTTCGAGGTTGCTAGACTTAAGGCATTACGTCAAGCAATCTTTTTTCATGCAACAAATTTTTTACAGGAGATAGGGTATAAAAATACAGACTCATTACATTTTGAAAATGTATGGGCAAATATAAGTCATAAAGGTGACTATCTATTTCCTCATGTACATAATGGATCTCTATTATCTGGTGTGTATTATGTAAAGTGTGACATGAAAGATAAAATTAAATTCTTTAACACACCTACAATGCTACCAGAACCTGTTGAATATAATCAATTCAATGCACAGTTTGTAGAACACTCATGTATTCCTGGTTCATTAATGATATTCACAAGTGATATGATGCATGGAACTGAGAAACAAATTAGTGAAGAGAAAATTGCTATCTCATTTAACATGACGTTATGAATAGAATAGGATTCATTGCGGGTTGGAAAATATCAGATGAAGTTTGTGATGGTCTGATTGAATATTATGAACAGTCACCTGACAAGAAAGCAGGTGAAGTTGGTAAAGGTCTTGATCCAGAATCAAAAATCTCTACAGATATTACAGTTGTTCCAAGAACACCTGATAATAGGATACAAAACTATTTGGATGAACTGGGAAAGGTGTGTGATGAATATACAAATTTATTCCCATGGTCATCTAAGTCTCATGCAACATGGGGACTGAATACAAATTTTAATATTCAGAAGTATAATCCTAATGAAGGTTTCTTCTCATGGCATATGGAGAGATCATCTTATAAAGATCTTAATTCATATCGTCATCTAGTTTTTATGACATATCTAAATGATGTGACAGATGGTGGACACACAGAGTGGTTTCATCAAGGTATAAAGGTGCAACCAGAAAAAGGAATGACATACTTTTGGCCATGTGATTGGACTCATGTGCATCGTGGCATAACTTCCCCAACTCAAACCAAATATATAACTACTGGTTGGTATTCTTATCACTTACCAGAATTTGATTATACGGAGTGGAATGGAGGATGAATTTAAAACATTCTTATTGGTATTTTAAAGGTGTTGTTAAACCAGAGGTATGTGATCGTATCATTGCCATGGGTAAAAGAAGGTGTACTAAATTAGGACAGGTCAATAAGAGTTCACCAAAAGAATTAGATGAGTATGGTAAGGAAGAACTAGAAGATTTATTGAAAGTTAGAAACTCTCATGTAGCATGGTTGGATGAACCTTGGATATATAATATTTTAAAGCCTCTTGTAGATCAAGCAAACAAATGTGCTGAATGGAATTTCCAATGGGATGTGACAGAATCGGCACAGTTTACAGAATACAAACCTGGTCAATTTTATGATTGGCATCCTGATATGGGAACTGACCCATATTCTGATGGTAAGTGGCAAGGTAAGTATAGAAAACTATCTACTACATTATTGTTAAATGACCCTAGCGAATTTGACGGAGGTACGCTAGAATTCCATCATCATAAAGATAAACTCACAGTTTGTGAGGAATTAGATATGCAAGGATCTCTAGTCGTATTTCCTTCTTTTGTATATCATAAAGTAAACCCAGTAACTAGGGGTGTTAGATACTCTCTAGTCACATGGAATTGTGGATTTCCTTTCGTATGAAAACAGAACTATTACTGCGAATATATAAAACGGTCAAGGTGAAACCTAAACCAAAGATCAAACCAGTTCGTAAGCACTACAACATACACACCTACGGATGATTTACGTCTCTCAAATAGACATAACACCTGAGTTATCAAAGGAACTCATAGAGTTCTTCAACTCAAATATACTTAAGACATATGTCTGGGATGAAACCAGAGTCTTGAGTATGGATGCTGGTGGCATGGGCAGTAAAGAACTACCTGATGCTTATCATAAGTTGGTAGAACTTACAAAGAATATTAAATCATTCGTAGATCATGATCCCAAATTTGGGATACTGCAAAATGTGGAGATAGTCAAGTATCCTTGCGGAGCTGCAAAGGGATATCATTATGATGTGACTAGGACGACAACTACAGGTGCATCTATTACATATCTAAATGATGATTATCTTGGTGGTAATACTGTCATTGGTGGTGTTGATGTTCAACCTATGATGGGTAGGACAGTATATTTTGATGGATGTGAGTTTAGACACGCTGTATCTAACATACTCAAAGGAGATCGCTATACTATATCCTCATGGTATGGTGTAGATGAATCATTACCACTCAACAAAGAGTTCACCAACTTATGAAAATTATTGATAATGCTTTGGATGTCGAATTATTTTCGATAATCAGAAAATCAGGTTGTGACTCTCAGAGTTTACCTTGGTATTTGGAGACTAATATATCTGGCATGGGTAAGGAAGACAATTGTTACTTCACCCATTTGTTTTATAATAACGATACTGTTTGTAGTGACCATATGAAGTGGGGTCAAGCATTAAAAAATTATCTGGAAGCAAAAGCATTTGTAAGAATCAAAGCAAATTTATATCCAAGAACGGACACCATAGTACATCATACAGATCATATTGACTATACGTTTGATCATAAAGCTGCTATACTATACTTAAATACCAACAATGGATTTACTGTAATTGGTGATGATAAAATTGAATCGGTAGCAAATAGAATGCTACTGTTTAATCCTCAGATACCACACCATAGCACAACTTGTACTGATACTCAATTCAGAGCAAACATCAACTTTAATTATTTTTGATGACCCGAATCTTAGACCCAAGAGAATCATATATCTTTCCAGAGTATGTTAGTATTCCATACACAGGAATTCTGCATTGGGAAAAACTTTGTGATGGTATCAAAGATATATTAAAGAATGAATTTCATGCTGATATTGAATACGCAGAGGTGCGAGAGATAGAGGATGAAGAGGTATCCTCTGATGGAGAGTTTATTGCTGTAGTGTCATTAATCACAGGAACTTTATACATCTATTGTTGGGAGGTTCATGGATGTTCACATGAGTTTCAATTAAAACCTGCCACAAAACATATCCAAAAAGGAGTTATGTTTCGTCTGAAAAACGTGAGGGATATACAAGGTGCAAAACATTATTTTTAACTTAGTATCTAATCTACCAGTAGTTTTTATTCAAGACTTCTATGATAAGGAAGAACTTGAATTGATTATGAAAGAACTACATTACTTTAAAGATGATAATATATTTAAGAAACCAGGTGAACCATATGGTCCTGGTACTGCTATTAGGGATGGTGTTCAATTAAAAGATGGTAAAGGACTACACTTAGATAGTTTCTATGATAAGAGAAGGGATGAGTCAAATATATTGAGAGTAAATAGAAAATTATTTTCAACAGAAGTTGTAACTCTATTGGAAGGACTGCATACATTTTTTAGATACATTCCAGAATCATCTGAAGATAATACTAAGATACATTATTTCAATCAAGGTAATCATTACAAACAACATATAGACTCAACAACTATAACTGCTATCTCATACTTCCATGACATACCTAAAACATTTACTGGTGGAGATTTAATTGTAGAATCACGACTTCACATACCTTGCCTAAATAATTCACTTGTAATATTTCCATCGATCTTATGGCATGAAGTGACACCCGTAGAAGGAACGGGTAGGTATGCTATGAGTCAATTTATATCAATGGCATGAAACTAATTCAATTTGAAAGCGATCCACCAAAGACTAAATTTGCACCAGTATTTGATTATTGGGTGTATGAAAACTTTGTAGATATTGGTGATTTGAAATCAATTATATTATCAAAAGAAAAAGAAATCATAGAAGGTAATCCATATACACATGATTGGAATACAGGATTGGGTGAGAATAGTTTAACATCTCGATCTAATTGCTACAATGTATTGAAGTGGGGTGAAGCACACTTCCTAAAAGAACTCATTAGATCATCACATGATAATATGATTACCGAGTTGGGATATGATTGGGAAGATAGAATTTATGTTCAATGTTGGGCGAACGTATTAAGGAAAGGTCAAGCAATAAAACAACATCATCATTGGGATAGTCCCTACACATATCTTGGAGGGCATATATGTTTAGATAGTTATGATACAAGTACTCATTACGAAATACCATACTGTAAAAAACTATATTCATCACAGAATGAACTAGGTAAAGTGACACTATTTCCAAATTGGTTAGAACATTTTACTGATCCATACGAGGGATCAGAGCAACGTGTAACACTAGCATTTGATATAATCACAGAGGTAGTATATAATGAAGACGTATTTAATAATAAAAAAGATCATTGGGTTCAGTTATGAATCTCAATGATATTAGAGTTGCTATTGATCATGTAATAGAAGATGCTCCTCTATTATATGACTTGTCAGTTACTACACCACCACCTGACTTAGTAAGACAAAGAACTCAAGATCATTTCAATACATCAATGCCTGACTCTCATGGTAGAGATTTCTCTATACATGAGAATTGTAAGTCTGTTATTGTATGGAATGTTTTTAGTAGAGTCGCATATGATTATCATTATAAAAATGATTTCCTACCTAAGATACTCTTATACTTAAATTATAGATGGGGTATGAATGGTTATAGTTTTGGTTATGATGATTATGTACTGAATCGTAAGCAATTTGCAATACGATCTGGTTCAGCAACATTAGCAAAGAACTCTCTCGTATTTCATGAGAAGTTTGGACTCAATTATAAAATTGAATTAATCCTAACTAATTGTGAATTTGAAGAGACGACTATAGTTGATGGAAGTCCTCATTATGAAAATTGTATTGGTTGTCCTGCTCCTTGTGTTACCAACTGTCCTATGAATTGTAAAATGGATTTTGAGTTGGTAGATTGGGAAGATTGTGCTAACTTTGTAGATACACCTGCAGCATTCAAAGACCTTGATGGTATTTGTAGGATATGTCAAACGAGTTGTCCTTATTCTGAGCAACTCAAATCTAACATCTTAGAAGTAAACCCTAACTATGGAACGAGATTAAATGTCTGAACAATTATCTTGGGAACTATCACAGTCTAATAATTATTTTGCTCCTCAGTTTTCAATTAAAATGTGGGAAGATCATATACCCCACTCATTAATTGATGATGTCATGGGTGTCACTCTACATCAAGAACTAGATGGATTGTTTGATAATGATTTATGGGAACACTACAATGTATTCAAGTGGGATTATCCTTGTATTCGAGAATTGAATGACACTATCAAAGAATGCTACAAAAATTTCTGCACAAATTTAAAGATCCCTGTAGAAAAGGTTTGGATCAGAGGTTGGATATATCCTCAGAAGAGAGGTATGAAGTTAGACAGACATTTACACGCATTGCATGAGAATTCATATCTTAGTGGTAACCTATGTTTAACTAAAAATAATACAACTACAGATTATGATATACCTTACATTGGTTGGGTAAAGATAGATAATCAAAAAGGTAAGATGATTTTATTTCCATCTTCTATACCTCATGCTTCAGATACATTACAAGAGGACTCAAGATATACATTAGCATTCGATCTCATAACAGAGCAAGGTATGGATTACTTTTGGGATCATAATGCAACTGAATACGATCCTCTACTACTAGCAATAGAATTATGATGTACTATGATAACTTTTTAGAACATGAGGATTTTCTAAAGATTAAAAATAAAATGTTAAGTCCAGAATTTCCATGGTTCTATAATTCATTTGTTGATGATGAAAATGAAAATAGTGGTAAGTATCAATTCACTCATACATTTTATAAACAACCAAATGGAAATAATAGTGAACACATACACATATTAAATCCTCTATTTCAAAAACTTAACGCACAGTTATTAGTTAGAGTAAAAGCAAACATGAATCCTAGATCAGTTAATACAGAACTAGGTAAGTTTCATAGGGATGTCAAGTGGAATGAATGTCACACAGCAATATATTATGTAAATGACAATAATGGTTACACAGAGTTCGAGGATGGAACTATCATAGACTCAGTTGAAAATAGAGTTGTTATATTCAATTCAAGTATGTTACACACAGGAAGGAATTGTACTGATGAGAATGTCAGAGTCATAATCAATCTAAATTACTTCACATGAATACAGTTCATTACATACCAGAGATATTAACTGATACTAGAAGAGAAGAATCAATCAATGACTGTCAATCACTTCTACTTACAGGGAAACAATTGTCAGAACATTTTGGTAAGGGAGCATATCCTGGCAAACAAACATTCTCAGACTTACATCTAAATCCAAGATATGATGACATATTTAAGACTATGTTGTATAATGTTAAGACGTATCTAAAGGAAGATCTAACAATAGACAAAGCATGGATTAACTGGACTGATGGAGACAAGCAACACGAGTGTTGGCATACTCATACACCTGCAAAGTTATCTGCTGTATATTATATGACCCCACATAATTGTGGAACTCAGTTTCAAGACTCATTTGTTGAGACTGAAATTAATAGTCTATTGATATTTCCGTCCGACCTATTACACACAGCACCAGTATCTAACAATAGATATGACAGATACACAATGGCATTTGATTTAATATGAATCTAAAAGATTTCTATTTTAAAAATAAATATGCTGTAGTCAGGAACTTAGCGAATCCATCACTACTAAAAAACTTACCTCAATTATATGTTGAAGGACACGAGGAGTATGATTATAAAAATCCTACTGAACCTAAGATCTTCAAAGATGAGAGACAAGTTAATGGTGCATACTCAAGGACTAATCATCCATTCTATAAACAACTACATAGAGAACTACGAAATGTATTAGAAAACATTTTGGAAACAAAACTAATACCAACGTATTATTTTGATAGAGTTTATTACACAGGACAAGAGTTAGTTCCTCATACTGATTGGGAAGGATGTGAAGTTAGTGTAACTCTACAAATAGAAACAACATTAGAAACTGCATGGGATTTTTATGTTGAAGGCACACCCATAAAAATGCACAATGGTGATGCTGTTATATACAATGGGATGGACGCTGAACATTGGAGAGAACCTATGCAAGGTGACTCAAAAGATTATCACCACCAGATCTTTTTACATTATGTTATCCATAACAGTCCATACTATTTTGTTATGTTAGAAAATCAATGGGAATTAAATGATTAACAGAGATCTATTAAAGAGAGGTTTTTTGATTGTAAATGGATTTGTTAATCCAGACTACTGTCATGAACTCTATCAAGAATTATTAAATGATGGGAGAACTGACGACACAAAGATGACTGATGACTTTCATGGGGAGGTACATAATCATCCTAACCCAGTAGCAGCAGTAGAAATCCATCATTACATGACCAAATACATGACTGAATTGATTGGGGAATCATTGTTCCCTACCTATTCATACATGAGAATATACAATAAAGACTCATTCTTAATTAAACATACTGATAGACCTGCTTGCGAAATATCAGCAACAGTTCACTTAGGTTCGGATAAAGAGTGGTCTATGGGTGTGGAACATCCTGTTACAAGGAGCAGATCAAAGGTTGATCTAAAACCTGGTGATGCTGTCATATATCTGGGATGTACTACTACACATTGGAGAGAGGGGAGATATGACGGAGATCATTTTTGCCAAATGTTTTTGCATTGGGTAAGGAGCAGAGGTAAGTTTGCATATACCTTGAACGATACGAAAAAGAGTAGAAAGCAACCACCGACAGGATGGGTGGGTAACCTTGTGACAGAATACGAGAATATGCTAATTGGCACAGACCCCTAGACAGTCCAAAATTCTTGTGCTATGATTGGAGGGTAGTAAAATGGCACAAAAACAATGCCCCAATTCACGTTGACATGTACTGACGAGGATGAGACTGTCACTAGCAAAGAGTTTGATGCGACAATTCTGACTGAAGTTGTCGAAAAAACTCAAGACTTTTTGCATGGTGTAGGTTACGTCTTTGAAGAATTACAAGTCGTAGAACAAGTGATTGAGAATGATGACGACACAGTTGTTATCCCTTTCAATACTTAATATATACATGTAAGTAGTCTATCTAATTGCTATCGATCAATGGGTAAAACTTTTCGCAGAGGTGGATCTGAACAAGGTTCATACTATTCGGGCAAGTCTATTCGAGATAAACGTCAAAAGAATGGCGGTATCAACAGAGTTCCTAAAGGAGATTATTCTTATGAAAAAGATCAAACCAGAGGAAGAAAACCAAAACCAAGAGAAGGTGGAGTATGAAGATGACGGTCTCGATTATGAAGACCTATATTATGACGACTGTTCAGAGGTTGACTACGGACTAGAATACACAACAACTTAATACGATGAAAGACCAAGGTTCGGTGGGGGTTAATGAAACACCTGCTATAAAATATGATAGAGCGTTGTCTCTATTCACAGAGTCAGTTATGAAACCTGACTCTGATTTGCGTGGTTGTGCTTACAACCAAGATTGTTTCAATGAACTGATGGAAATCAGAGAACATGTTTTAAATTATCTTAAAACTTTAAAATCAGCACAAAATGTTGCAAACCCTGATGAATCAGATACAATAGAACAAGAAAAATTAAACGAAACCGCACCTCTCTCAAAATGGCGATAGCAATGTCCGTAATCAAATCCTCTGTTTTAGACCAGAACCAAAAAGAAATTTTAAAGGATGCTTTACTATCGTATGTAAGTAATTTACAAAAACGATTCTATAAAGATTCTTTAATCACAGAAGAACTCTATCATCAAAAGATGCAAGAGATTCAAGACGTTGTTAGTTCTCTACACTTGAATGAACTATACAAGATGTGACAGTTTAGAAACTGGTTGAGTGGTATTGCACACTCAACCTTTTTGATGTACAATAATATTATTATGAAATTAAAACCAATGGTAATCACAAATGATATTCAAGATGTTGCAGAAGCACTAAAGCAGCAACTACCATCTATTTGTGATGAGTGGAATACTGTATCACTTCCATTAATGGAGACACTATACAGGAAGAGTTTCAAGAAAATATTTGAGAACAGACAGACACAGGAAAAGACCAAAGCAATATCCCCTATCATCGATGAGATCATTGCAGAGAAGATACAAGAGAAAGTTTCTAACTTCACTATTACAGAAGGGAAGGGATTTGATTATACTCTCAATGATACAGAGATAGAGTGGAAGAATAGTCTATCTAATTCTGACTCATGGACTGGTAACGGTTACAGAAAAACTAACTGGCATGTCTTATGTAAGTTTATCCCTAATGAAGATGGAGTTATTGAGAGTTATTTCGCTTGCATTATTCCATATGATGTGATAAAGTCTAATTGGAGTGAAACTGGTAACAGTAATTTCAGTTCACTAAAGTTGTTGAAGGATGATAACTTTAACATAATCAAAGTTGCAGGTACTTTAACATCTGCTAAAAAATATCTAAAACCTCAATTCGTCACAGTATGATTCCCCTATTATTCACAGCAGCAGGTTTCCTAAACCTAATGTTTTATGTTTTTGCTATTGGATTTGTTATCTCTTTGATACTAGAACAGATTCTTAAGGTCAGACCCTTGTCTGCATTTGCAGAGGTGAATGAGAGGAATAATTTTATAGTCCAGACTAATAGAAAATATTGTTGGAGACAAGCATGGATTACTAATCTTTTTTGGTTCTTATGTAATGTAGGATTATTTGTTATCTCAAGAAATATGGCATCACCAACAGATACATTCTGGAATGGACTATGATACTATTACAGGATTGTATTGAAGGGATGAAGGAACTTGAAGAGGGTTCTATTGATGCTATTGTGACATCCCCACCATATAACCTTAATATTAAATATGGTAAATATGCTGACAATAAACCTAAACAGGATTATCTTGATTGGATACGATTAGTATTCAAAGAAGGTAAACGCATATTAAAAGATGACGGACATCTATTTGTTAACATGGGATATTCAAATATTGACCCCTATGTTGGCATGGAAGTTGCAATGACATTAAGATACGATTGGGTATTACAAAATAATATTAATTGGGTTAAGTCTATTCATGTCAATGATAAGACAAGTGGACATTTTAAACCAATTAATAGTAAGAGATTCTTATGTCCTACATGGGAGAACTTATTTCATTTTACTAAAGATGGTAATGTCAATGTTGACAGATTATCAGTTGGTGTGAAATATGAGTACTATGAAGCAAACATAAGAGGAAACAATACAAAGGAGAATAAACCTAATCTAAGAGATAAAGGTAACGCATGGTTTATACCATACGAAACTATTAACAGCAAAGAACTCAAAGGAAAACATCCTGCTATATTTCCAGTTAAATTAGTTGAAGATTGTTTAAAACTAACTGGTATTCAAGGTGGAACAGTAGTTGACCCATTCATGGGAACTGGAAGCACAGCAGTAGCAGCAAAGCAATTAAGGTGGAGATCAATCGGATGGGATATTGATGAAGACTATGTAAAGTTTGCTAACAATAGAGTTAACGTAGGATTGACACCATTGCTAAGTTGATATATAATAACGTGAATGGACGACATACCTGTTGTTTACATATCACATTTACCTACTATTATAGAGGATTAAAATGAAGGAACTTAAAGTTGGCGAGTGGTATCGCCTGCCAATTAATATTGGAGATTGCTCTAGTGTTGAATTGGATGAGATTGAAATAGGTCTCATTACAAGAGCAGCATTTTTAGAGTTACCACAATGGATTACACAAAGGAGTGTAACCAACAGAATTAAAAAGAAAGGTGTATTAGATCACCTAGCAAAACTATTTCCTACTCATTTCATAGTTGCACTAGCAGAACTGACAGAGAGTGACGTATGGGAAGATGGAAGAGAGTTTGAATCTGGTCAAGAGTGGACAATAGATGCTAACTCAAGAGGACATATCTGGAGAAATGGTATGTCAGATGCAGTACCAGATAATGTGCTTGCTATCAAATACAAAGGTAAGTCTTTACTTGATATCAGGAGCATATACTGGGCATTTGATAACCCAACAGCAGCAGAAGTAGCAGCAGAAGTTGTTACTGGTGTGTTGAGATCTCTTAATGCTACCTTATACACTAAGAAGTTTCAAAGTGGTCAGTTCGTAACAGCATTATCATACACTTGTATGTTTGATAATAAAACTGTTTACGGAGACAGAGGACTATGGACAGACAGCGATAGTGATGAAGTTACTAATAGTGAATACAAGAGGAGGATGACTTCGCTTGCAGTTCAACAGTATCTACCAACTATACAGGCAGTTGATGAACTGTTAAATACACATGGTATTTCTAAGGACTTCGATCAGACATTTATTACATCATTATTCTTATTCCACTTAAAGATGGGAACATTTGATAAGAATGTAATTGAAGTCATAAGACTACTAGCAGAGACAGAGTTGGATGCAGACGGAGAGAAAGTTGGCATTGCTACCACTAAAACAGGAGCATTACAACCTCAAGGATGGATTAAACGAGAGAATGACAGAGGATACGACAAGGTAAGTGACATCAAAATTCCTGACAGAGGAAAAATTGATGGATACTATCAAGGAGTTCCATTCTTCTGTTATTGGTTATACATTGCATCTGATAATGGGACTGAAAAGAAACAGAAATCAGGTCCAAAACAAGGGTACCGCAAGTGGTTTGACGATACTTTCATGAATCGAACCAACATGCGTGTCCTACTGGAGGAACAACTAACTAAGTAACTTACTATGAAACGTGAAATCAAACTTCTAAAGAAATGTATAAAGAAAGGGGAGCAAACCCCTTTCCTATACAATGAAGAAGAGACTTTGAGACTCAAGAACAAACTCAAACAGTTGCAAGAATGGTGGGATAGTGCTAGAGTTGCACAGAACAACGGATTTGGACAATACATAGACCAACCGACAGACCAGTCTGAATAGTGTCACAACCCCTTGCATAAGGGGTTTTTTTATTGTATAATGAATGTATTGACAAAGTTATGATGATTCAATTGAGACCACATCAAGAAAAATGTTTCGATGCTATGCAGAGAAATAATGTAGGTCAAGTCATCGTACCTACTGGTGGTGGTAAGACATACATCATGATTGAAGATGCTATAAATCAGTTCAAAAGTCCAGTTGCAAAAACTATTGTAGTTGTTGCACCTCGTATCTTACTTGCTAATCAGTTATGTGCAGAGTTTACAGAGTTTATAACTGATGCTGATATTGCTCACGTTCATAGTGGAGAGACACATTATTTCTCTACAACTAAAACAAAGAGACTAGAGAACTGGTATCATAATAGCACAAAGAATATTATTATCTTTACTACATACCATTCACTTCACAAGATAACTGAATCACTTGATATTGAGGTTGATACTATCTACTATGATGAAGCACACAATGGAACACAAAAGAACTTCTTTGAAGCAGTAAAAACTATTTCCGCAGATCGTAAGTTTTACTTTACAGCAACACCTAAAATCAGTAAAAGTGGTGCGGAAAATGGTATGGATAACAGCAAAGTATGGGGTCGTGTAATTGCTAATGTTCATGCCAAAACCCTTATCAATACTGGTGCTATCGTGCCACCTAAGGTAGTTCCGTTTAAAACAAATAGAAAGCGGAATAAAGAAAATGCTCACGATGTGGATGCGGACAATCTTAAGGACATGATTGAGAGTCTTGATAGTGGTAACCATAAGATACTTGTATCAGCACCTAGTAGTAAAATACTTGGCAAGATGTTAGGACAGACCCCTATTCTTGACTATTTCAAGAGCAATGGTTATCAGGTTATGCACATTACATCTAAATTTGGTGCAGTTATCAATGGTAAGAAAGTAGGAAGAGAAAAGTTTTTTGATATCCTTACTAAGTGGGGTGGAGAGAATGACAAGAAATTTGTTATATTCCACTATTCTATTCTTAGTGAAGGTATCAATGTTAATGGTCTCACTCATACTATCTTATTGAGAAACCTACCTATCATCGAAATGGCACAAACTATTGGTAGGGTCATCAGAGTCCATAAAGATGATCGCAAGGCGGTTGCAGAGGGTCTCATCCCCTCAGGAGCGTTCCATTTATACAAGAAGGCATTTGGACAAGTGACAATGCCGATCGGGTATCGTATGGGAGACGTTACAAAGATGAGACTTGAGCAAGTTGTAAACAGTATCTTTATTGAAGGAGTACCACCCCTCGCCTATTGCATCTAATGAAAGACACAATTTTATATGGAGATTGTAGAGATACAATCCCAACAATAACAGAACCAGTTCAAATGTGTGTTACATCACCACCTTATTATGGTCTTAGAGACTATGGTGGAGAAGACAAACAGATTGGACAAGAAGGAAGTCCAGAGGAGTTTATCGACCAACTGGTAGAGGTATTCAAAAAGGTTAGGAATGTTCTAACTGATGATGGAACTCTATGGGTTAACATGGGAGACACATACTATAACTATAGGAGTGATGGGAACTATCCTAAACAAACAGTAAGTAAAACTAATCAAGACCTACCTAGTTTCTCACCTGCTAGAGGAAACAAACTAAAAGGACTAAAGAGTAAGGATTTAATTGGCATCCCTTGGATGTTGGCATTCGCACTAAGGAAGGATGGATGGTATCTTAGACAAGATATCATTTGGCATAAACCTAATCCAATGCCAGAGTCAGTTAAGGATAGATGCACTAAATCTCATGAATATATTTTCTTACTGAGCAAGAGTAAGAACTATTACTACGATAATGAAGCAATCAAAGAACCTGCAAAAGACTGGGGAACTAGAGACCGCACAAATGGCAAGTATCATAATAAAGGAACTGGTTTACAACCTCATAGCGGATTGAGTAAGAGTTATCCTACAAAGAATAAGAGATCAGTATGGACAGTAACGAGCAAACCATATAAGGAAGCACATTTTGCTACCTATCCACCCGACTTGATTGAACCTTGCATCAAAGCAGGTAGTAAGAAGGGTGATATAATCCTAGACCCATTCATGGGTAGTGGAACAACAGCAATGGTATCTAAGCAATTAGATAGGCACTTTATAGGATGTGAGTTACATGACTCATATAAAACTCTTATAAATGGAAGACTACCAAACACAGCATTGAGTGACCTCTTCTAATGTGCCACTTCAGGTACTGTCACACATATGGTTGCATATGACTAGCATATGCCTTATATTAAGAATGTCGAAACAAACCAACGTAAAACTTTCAAGGTTGCGTTCAGTCGCATTTAAATCGAACTTAAGTAGTTGAGTTTTGTTTCGACCCATCCAAACACAGGGCAAAGATCTATGGTTGTTTCAATTCAGTTGAGAAATTACGTCTTTTAAGTCCCACCATAGAGGTCATCTAGTCAAACCTAACATTGCGTTGGAGCATCTAGTTTAACATGACATTGACCTCTATACCCCTATTCAAATTATTTTCAAAGGTCATGGAAGACACACTCGATCTAAATTTTGAGAGACAAACATCAATCGATAACATGATTGATTCACTCTATGAAGCAATGACTAACAATGGACTGAAGGGAAACATCCCCGAAGCAGCAGCATGTTACGAGGAGTGGGTAGTAGATGGAGTTGACCCTCAAGAAGTTGATAAGTATGAATTCACATTCTTAAACAACATGACCCTACCTACATTCGAGAAGGACTTTTAAATGAAAAACTTTTCATCAATTTACTATCCTGATCTCGACCCCTACGAGCAGCAGTATAATGACATTTGGTTTATGCAAATGTTATCACGTTTAACACTTGACGGTATTTTGTTTATACCTGATCTTAACAAATCATTTAATAAAAAAGGAGAAGAGATTAATGACAACCGCAGCACCTAAGTTACGGTATCCAAAATATAAACTTAAAAGATTTTCTCACAAAAAGTGGGGAGCAGATAAAGTTTATAGAAATGTATACTACTTACAGTTTTTTGTAAACAGTACGTGTGACAGTTAATTATGTGTCACACACTACCACGCATAGGGTATAAACTACCCTATAATAAGAATAACGAAACAAAGGAACATGACTATCCCAACTCAAAACCTTTACGAACAAATGTTCATGAAACAAGAAGAACCAATTGACTTTCTAGTCACTATCTACGAGGACTATCTAAGCAAGCATAATCTACCAGAATATGATGCAAGCGATATGCTTCATGCTCATCATATTGGAGAGATCGAACTACATGATGGTCAAATCGGTTGGTTCAACAACTTTATTCGCTTATGGGATTTTGTAAGCGAAGCAGAATATCAAAACTTTTCATCAGGAGTTTAAAATGGACAAAGCACTAATCAATGAACTAAAATCATTTTTAGTTGAGAGATATGTAGATAACATGTCAACAAAAGATCTAGTTCAATATGTCATGGATGATCTTGATGACCTATACAAAAACATGCCAGATGAAGAGTTTATTGATGAAGCAAAAAACTACTGGGATGACGGTTTTGGCGAAGTAATTGATGAGATTCAAGATTATATGAAAACACCTTTTAAACAACCATTAAGAGAATCATTCGAGGAGACTAACTAATGAACTACAAACAACAAATTGAACTTGATGGTTACATCAATATCTGGGAAGTAATACCAGAGGATGAACATTCACATATTTCTAACAAGATATGGGAAGCACTTGATAGAGCAGGAATTGAGTTATCTCAAGATGCAGAGTTATCAGTTAGAGTCTATGATGAGAGGGTAGATTAATGAAAATCAAAGACGTGACCAACTCACAAAAAGACTGGGATGACTTTTGGTATCATTCTACAGATAAGATAAGTGTTTCAGAGTATCAAAAGAAAGCATACGATGAAACTACATCCATATCTGAATTAGAGAGTCTAGCAGATGACCCTATGGGAATTGGCAAGTAGTGTGACAGTTTAGGTACTGTCACATAGTTCCCCTATTCCTATTTCATTCCCTTTATAATAAGAATAACAAACGAGGAAACTATGCAATTCAAATCTCAAAACGAAGAAACAGTAATTGACTATTACGAGGTTCATAACGTTAACAGAGAGATAGTTAAAAATGCTAGATTGAGAGTCATTACATTCTTAGGTAAGACAGTTGCAAATGCACCTATCAACGTTTTTGACATGGCAGAAGAGATTGATGTTCTACTAGAAAAGAACTATGCAGTTACTTGTAACACAAAAAGACCAGCA